GCCTAAAGGTTAGCTAGAATAGAGGTCATTAGGCCTCTATTCTAAGCATACTAAATGAAAATGAACCCAGCAGTATAAATAAACATAGATTCAGGAGGAATACCAAATGGCCACCGTTATCAATTTCGGCGTACCGCAACTGTCAGGAGGAGGAGGAGACTCTCCTCTCCTGATGCCAAAACTGGCATATCGCTTTCGCGTTACGCTGTTAAACTTCGGCGGACTTGCTGCCACCAATACACTGACCTCTCAAGTGGTCAGCGTGACCAAGCCCAACCTAACACATGAAGAAATCACAGTCGATGTCTACAACTCAAAGATCTACCTAGCAGGTAAGCATACTTGGGATCCAATCACATTGACTGTCAAGGACGACATCACTGGTTCTGTGGATCGTGCTATTGCAGCACAGCTACAGCGTCAGTTGAACCATGCAGCTCAGAGCGCAACCGTTGCAGGCGGTAACTACAAGTTTGCAATGAAGATTGAAGCACTGGATGGTGGTAACAATGTCAACTTGACTGGTGATACTCCGATCGTGCTAGACGAGTGGACATTGGCCGGCTGCTTCTTGCAGAACGTTCAGTATGGTGAGAACAACTACGCTACCAGCGACGTTGTGAACATCACTATGCAGATCCGTTACGACAATGCTGACCATGTTGTCAATGGCGTAAGCCAGCTGTCGCTGACACCAAGACGAGCTAACATCGGAACAGCTACCGCCAACGGCGCACTATAATTGAAGGAGAAGGCTCTTGGCCAAGGTTGATACTGGTGGTCAGGGCCTGATCCAATTCGACAATCTCGCCGATCCGTTTGGACCAGGCTCGCCCACCCAAGTCAGAAATCGTTATCAGTGGACCGTTGAATTTGGTCCCACTGCTAACCTTACTGGCGGCGTCATCGGAAGTGCATTGGGACTTGGCGGCAAAGCCGAGTTCTACATCAAGACCACAGACCTTCCTCGGGTCACTATAGAAACTCAAACCCTGAATCAATACAACATTCGTAGGAACATCAACACACATGTTTCCTACGAACCGTTGACCATGACTTTCTATGATACCAAGGACAACGGTTTCCAGAAGTTCCTGGAATCGTATCTCAACTTCAAATTCAAGAACTGGGAAAATGCACAGAATGTGCGTGCACCTTTTGGACTTGGACCAGGCTATGCACCAGAGTTTGGTGTGCGTTCTCCTAAGACAGGTTTTGCACAAGGTGGTATCGGCGATGGCGCCAATCTTGGAGACCAGTCGTTGACATCTACGCTGAATGACAACTTCCTCAGTCATATCGTGATCAAGAAAGAAATGAAGACTGCTGCTGCCAGTGTAGCAACATCATCTTCAACTCCTATACAAGTTCCTGTGCTGACCGCAATGGGCGATGTCACAGGATTCGTGGAACAGGCAGGTAGTCCAACTACCAGTGCTCCTACAGGAACACCAACTGATGCCAGCGCATCTATCACTTTATACAATCCCAAGCTGGTTGATATCAGCCAGGATCAATTGGATTATGCTGACGGTGGTTCAGTGCTGACATGGACCATAACATTCCGTTATGAATCCTATGGCTTTGGTGGACCCAAGACCACAGACTTTACTGCCATCCAGGGCGTGTCGGGCGATATAGCTCGCGGCGTGCAAGAAACCGGACGCTCAATTGGTAGATTCTTTGAGAACGTGATCAGGAGGATCTTCTAATGGCCAGTCTTGTGACTACCATCGTTGAAAGCAACAACAAAGAATCATTTGGCATATTCACCACGGTGGGTTACAACGGCTTCTTTGAAAATCCAGCCAAGACCAACAAAGCCAACATATCGTCGCTCAACCTCAATAGGTTTGATGTTCTCAGGTGCGAATTAGAAGCACAAGGTATTGACCGCTTTGGGTCACAGTTGATAGCAAAAGAATTTCTCAAGCTGGTAAAAGACGGATCTTACACATGGGGTGAGATATACGACAAGGCCAGAAACTACAATGTGTCGCAGAGTGGCATGCGATTCACGCAACTGTATCTTGACGCCCTCAATCGCAACAGGGCGACCAGCAGTCGTTTGGATTTAATTGGAGACGAGCCAATACCTCGTCACGTTGATAGAGCAATAATATTCTAACATGGCACGCAATTTCACACAGGGCTACTATCAGATAACCAATCCAGAAAAATACATAGGGTCAAACAGGCCCAAATATCGCAGCGGATGGGAGCTCACATTCATGCGATTTTGCGACAACCATCCAGCCATCGTAGGCTGGGCCAGCGAAAGTGTGCGCATACCTTATCGCAATCCCTTCACAGGCAAAAGCACATTCTATTATCCAGACTTCTTGATCACATATCAAGACAAAGAAGGCACACGCCGAGCCGAGCTGATTGAGATCAAGCCCAAAGGTCAGGCTGTGCTGGAGAAAGCACGATCACAGCAGGAAAAGGCAGCAGTGGTGCTCAACATGTGCAAGTGGGAAGCAGCACGTGCCTGGTGCAAGCAAATGGGCATGCAGTTCCGTGTGGTCACCGAAACTGAGCTATATAACAACATGGGCAGTGACAGCAAGACCAGGAACAGACGATGAACAAAAAGCTGGAAAATCTTTTCAACCTACCAGATCAAGAACAGGCGGAAGAAACCGTCCAACTGCCTACACCCGAAGCAACACAAGCAGAGATCACTACACTACGCACTACGCTGGACATGAGCAAGCGCATTGACAATGCCTTGACCGAAGTAGAGGACATGGAACAGGTCAATGCAGATCTAGACAAGCTGGCCAACAAAGCAGAAGAAGCATTTGATCAGTTGATGAATCTTGGCAGCAACATGGATGATCGCAACTCGGGCAAGATATTCGAAGTGGCAGCTACCATGCTGAAAAATGCAGTAGATGCCAAAACAGCCAAGCTGGAGAAGAAGCTGCGCATAGTGGAACTACAGTTGAGGAAGGAGCGGCTGGACCGAGACAGCGGAACAGCAGCTAGCAATGCACCTACTATAGATGCCGTTATCACCGCTGATCGTAGCACTCTGCTCAAGGATCTGATCAAGAACCTGGACTCAAAGTCCTGAGCCTCAGACCTGCTTTGGAGATAAATAAATCAGAGGTGATATAACCATGACAAGTTTCCGAGATTTTATCTACAACAACCAGCCCGAGTATTCCTACAGGGTCAAGATGACAGTTGAGCCAGTGGCAGAGCTAATGGACCGTATGGAAAAGCACTTGGTCAAATATGATGTGCAACAGGTCAGCAAGCCCATCAAGTTGATGCTACAGAGCCACAACATCGATTTTCCTGACAGCAGGGGCGTAGAGATATGGTACGTTGATATCGTGACCAAGCTGCCAGCCAGTCCACGTGTGTTGGCCATGGAACTGGGCGAAGCTGCTGGTATCAGTGAAAACCAGATCAAGATCCGCGGCGCCAATGAGCCTATCGAACAAGATCAGCGTGCCAGCCTTGCCGACGGCACCGAAAAAGAATATGTAGCCAAGATGGGCACCGATTACACAGCTGATGAATCACCCAAGACCGAACCTCTGTTTGGCGATGAATACAACAGCCGCTTCATGCAAGAGTTGGCCAAGGCACAGAAGGAACGTGCAGTCAAGTTCAGCTTTGCTGCCAAGGTACCTGATGCCAAACACGAGCCACTCAAGGACATCAAGGCAGGCAGCCCCATCAGTGGTTCAGAACAAGAAAAATATGGCATGCCCGAGACATTTGCCAGCCCTAGGAAGAACAACAAATGAGAGAACGCAAGTCAATCCAAGAAGCAGACGGACTTGTGGCTGCGGCTGACAAGTTCGACGACATGTACCTGCGCATGGAGGCATTGGCCAATCATGCACATGATGTGATCAAGTATGCTGGCGAAGAAAAGCTGGTAGGCGACTGGTGGGAAAACATGCAGGCAGCATTGCAAAAGATGCAAGGCATCACTGACGAGATACGTCAACCCAAGCTGCCAGGAATGGAAGAAGCCGCCCAAGAAGAAATTTCAGACGAACAATCAACTGCCAACGTGCAAGAGGAGAATCAGATGCAAAACATCGATGATATGATAGCCAATTTGTCCAAGTTGGCAGGACTGAACGTAGTAGAAGCCAAAGACAAGAAGCCAGACTTCTTGGATGTCGACAAAGACGGCAACAAGAAAG